TCAGGCTTCCCGCGCCAATTCTTCAAGGCATTCCGCGAACACGATTTCAGAGGTTTTCCAGCCCAATATTTCACGCGGATAATTGTTTATCCATGCTTCCGTTTCCTTGATGCTCGCCCGGCTTACCTTGTTGAAGTCGGTTCCTTTCGGGTACTTCCGCCGAATCATTTTGTTTGCACACTCATTTGACCCGCGTTCGCAACTTGTGTACGGGTGGCAATAATACATTTTGGTTCGTCTGCCTTTGCGTAGGATAGACCGTTCAAGGCTCTTCACGTCGGAGAACTCCCCGCCGTTGTCTACGGTGATTGTCTGGAACACGCGCGGAAACAGCGCCCCGAACCTCCGTTCAATACGGTTCAGGGCGCGAACTGTGCTGATTGCGGTTCGGTCGCGCATTTTCTCTATAATTTCTTTTCGCGTCAGGCGCTCCGTCATGACCAACAAGGCGCACGAACCTTCTTTGCTTGAATATACGGTGTCCATTTCCCAATGCCCGAAAGTGATTCGCTGGTTAATCACTTCCGGGCGTTTTTCTATGCTCTCACCCCGCGGTGCGCGTTTCGTCGTCTTTACCCGGTGATAGGGCCGCTTGCGATTCGGCTTCTCCGGCAAGTCCTTGTTCGTCAGGTTCAAGAAAACGCCCTTTTCAATGTAACTGTAAAACGTGCTGACGCAAATAGAGGTTTTGAACGTCCGGCCCTCTAACTCTATGTCGGCAAGGGCCGCGGCGGGCGAACGGTCTTCTTCAATGACCTTGCGTTCCAAATAGTCGGCAAGTTCGCGGTCATTGCCGATTTTCAGCGGTGCGCCTTTTGCCGCGAGGTTTTCGCGGTATCTCCGTTCTGCTCCGTCCGGGTTGTATCGGTCTTCCGTAATCCATGTTGCACCGTCCAGCCACTCCCAACGGGAACGCTTGATTTCTCTGTAAATCGTGCTGACGTGAACGTGAAGTTCCGCCGCAATCTGCTTCGGCGTATCGCCGCGGTTCAAGCCGTATTCGATTTTCCGCCGATCTGTAAGCTGTAAATGACTGAAACAATGCCCCATGCTATAACCTCCCAATATGCGAAACCCGCCCAAACTATCAAGCCGGGCGGGTTTTGTTCCTCTTTTCAGCGGTTCCCCGCAAAAAGATTATAACAATACTTTTATACTAACGCAAGTATAAAAAACTATTGCTCATTTTCTGTCAGCCATTCCATAGATACACCAAGTATCTTCGCAAGCACCGCAAGTTCATAATCGGTCACAAAGCGGGTCCCGATTTCAATTCTGCTCACGCTGTCCCGCTCCATTGTAATTCCTGCAACTTGTAGACGCGCCGCAAGGTCTGTTTGCGTGATATTCAACCGGGCGCGTGCTTCTTTGACGCGATTTCCGCAAAGGTTCTTTCGCCCCTTGTAGTCGTATATTTTCAACCGCCGATTCCTCCTTTTGCGTTAAAGGTCTGCATTTTTCTTGACTTTAACACAATAAGCGTTGATAATTGTGTTAAAGGTCAGAATCCAGAAAAAGCAATGGTCCGGCCTTTGAAAATAACGCAAGCCGCCCGGACGCTGGGCGGCAGAACGGAGGATTCCACATGAAAAAGGTTCTATCTCTTGTCCTTGCGGCGACGCTTGCCGTGTCCCTCTCCGCCTGCGGCGGCGCTCTTGTCGATCTGGACACGCCCAAATCGGAGGAACTGACGGCGCAGTATGATTTTTACCCCGATGCCATGAACACTATTCGGGCAGATATGAAAATCACCCCCGAACAGGCCGATGAAGTCTTTATCATTCTGACTTCCTGCGGCCTTGATGGGAAGATTACAAGCATTTCCGAAAGCAATGGCGCGTATACCGTCTATTACGGCGGTTCGTCCCTCGACGTTGCACTTTCTGACGGTGCGGTTGAAGCCGTCTATTCCGGGCGTGATATGCTGTACCCCGAATATCACAAGCACAATGTCTTGATGGACTATGACTTGACCGTAAAGGACGTGAAAACGGGTTCCGGCGATAAAATCGGTGAATACGCCTATATCCGCATTACGAAAGCACAGCTTCAAGCCATTACGGAAGAAAACTACAAAGAATTCGTTGAAACCGTCGTCAAGGACAGCGGCTACAACTGGGTTGCAATTCTTTGTGATGACGGCACGGGTATTTGTTTCCCCGGTTCTATGTACTATGTCGGTACATACGGGAAGCAAGATACCGACGGTTCCATTCTTGAAGATTACGGCGCTATCACGCTGGACGAAAACGGCGGCTATACATACGAACAGTTCTGAACAGCAGGAAAGCAAAAGCGACGGGCGCAACGCCCGTCGCTTTCTTTATGCCTTTTCCTGTTCCGCGTCTGCCGCGGCCTGAACCTCTGCCGCGAACTGCTCCGGCGACAGTCCCAACACCGCCGCCGCCCGTTCGTCCATCAGCGATTCGATCATATCGTTTATGCTGTCAAACCCGCTTGCCTTTGCCGCTCTCTGGTATACAGACTTTTTGCCTTTCTTTACATACGGGTAAATCCTGTCATAGTTTTTGCTGTTGTATTTCCGCTTCGCGTCTGTCGCGGCTTGCCCGCGTGGGTTTCCATATTTGCTTGCCATTGTCACCACTCCTTTACTTGTCCATTTTATCACGCTGTTTATACTAACGCAAGTATAAAAAACCCACAATCTAACGTTAGTATATTTGTGCATCATTCCAGCTTGTTTTTATACTAACGTTAGTATATAATCATAATCAGAAAGAGAAACCAAAGCCGCCCGGTTGTCGGGGCGTAGAGTTCGACAACAGCCAACCTTACGGGCTGACACGAAAAGGGAACCGACACGGCATACAATGACACTTCAACTTCTGGTTTTATATATGGGGGTAATCAATATGAAAAAGTTCGAGATCGGCAAGGAATATTTTGACCGTAGCGCCTGCAATCACGATTGCATTTTCACCGTCAAGATTATCAAGCGCACCGAAAAGACGGTGACGTTCGAGCGTAACGGCAAGACCCGCCGCGCAAAGCTGTTCTTCGATGAACGCGGCGAATATATCATTCCCGAACGTTATTCTATGGCCCCGGTCTTCCGTGCTGAAAACGAGGTTCAGCCGGAAGAGGAACCCAGCGTCGAGGAAGCCGCCGCCGAAACGTCCTGCGGCGTTGAGATCGTCCAGCCCGCCGACGTGAACACCGTTGTTGTTATGGTGGGTCAGCGCGTCGAACGTGTCTGCGGTGCTTGCTATCCTCCGCAGGGCGGAACCGTCATCGGATTTGTTAGCCTGCCTGATACCCGTTTCTTTCACGGCGGCGTTTTCGCTATGGTCCTGTATGACGGCGCAAAGGCTCCTGAACGTGTCCGCCTGTCCGACATTCACCGCCGCGGGTGGCGCTCTCCCGGCGGTTCTCCGTTGGGTGTGTTCGTCGCCTGACGCTTTACCGGGGCGGCGGTTTCCGCCGCTCCGCTTTTCGCGCCGCTGTATCTACCGCAACGGCGCAAAATTTTTCTGCTTTTTCGCATTTTCCCTATTGACTTTATACTAACGTTAGTATATAATAAGAGCATAAAGAAAGGGGGTGACAAGGTGAAGAAGAAAAAGAAAAAGCCCACGAAATCGCGGGTCGATGTTCGGACCATCGTGATAACCGCAATCGTGGACTTTCTGGTAGGGCTTGCGTTACTGATAATTGATAAGCTGACGTAAGCCGAAACCCCGTATTCTATGGGCGGGTTCACCGCCCACCCATAGAATACACTTTTTCTTCTGAACTGTCAATCATGCTTTTGAAAATCGGAATTTTTTTGATTGCCGTTGCTGTTGTAAAAATCATTGTTTCTGCTATAATCCACTTTAGGCAGAGAAAGGACAAGTGAGTATGGAACACACGATCAAACTTCACACCCGCGAAAACGGGCGCTTCGTTGTGAAGACAGTTGCGACGGATAAATACTTCACCGTCTGCCCGTATCAGGTCGGGGACGACGATTTGGAGGAAGTCGAGGTTCTTTCCGTTTCTGATTTATACCTCATGTGGCAGGAACTCAAAGCGGGTGACAAGTCCTGCGGTGAAAACTGTTGGAAATATCATTTCTACCGCCACGAAATCAAGCCCGAACACGACGAACGCACAGGAAAGCCTATCTTCATTGACTATGTTACCCCCGGCAAGGTATACCGCCGCGGGAATAAAGTTTTCTTCAAGGCAATTTCAGAATAGGGAGGAATAAACGTGAACAAAATCCGTCGCAAGGCTCTTCAAGAAATCTTCGATAAGTTGTCCGCTCTCTCTGACGAACTCGAATCCATCAAAGATGAAGAGGACGAAAGCCGGGAGAATATGCCCGAAAGTCTGCAAGGTTCGGAACGCTATGAACAGTCTGAATCTGCCTCATACAGCATTGATGAAGCGATTGAATCTATCTCTTCCGCGTGCGACAGTATCGAAAGCGCAATGGAGTAAACAAAAAAGCCCGCCGGGGAATGACCCCCGACGGGCTTTCGTTTTTGTCCGAATCGGACGTGTTTAGTTTTCTGCGGGTTCGGTCTGGACGGCCTGTTCTTCGATGCCGACAAGCAGGCTTTCCACGGATGGGGTGTCGATGTAGCCTTTCAAATTCTCATTCGCGCCCCATGCTTTCTTCGCTTCCTCCAAAGCGGCTTCGATCATTTTTTCAATATCGCTGGACGTGAAAAGCAGTTTCAGCACCGCCGGGATTCGCTGATAAATCCAGTCCGCGACGGCGGCATATTTCAGGGAACCCGTACCGCTTCCGAACTGCTTTTCGGCCTGCGTTACAAGGTTGAAAAGGATTTGCTTCAAAATCTTTGTTTCGCCGCGCTTGATAAGCACGACAACCACCGCGAGGAAAGCGACGATAACAAGCACGCTGTCCCAATTCTTCGCAAGGAATGTAAGAACGTTCATTTCTGTTTCTCCTTTCGATCTGTCAACCAATGACGGTACAGCCGGATTCAGGGACCCAGCCCAAACCGTCGATGTGTACGCCGCACTTGCGGCCCGGATAGTAATACTTCACCGTATACGTTCCGTTTACGGTCTTGCCCTGTCCGCCGCCGTTGCTGTCACGGTACAGCGGGCCGGAATACTTCACCTTTGCACCGACGCGCATTTTCGGCGCGGTCGTACCGCTCCCGACGGCCTGCACGTCCGCCGCATTGACCCAGCCGTAAACGGTAGAACCGCCGCCGGGCTGTTTGATAAGGTGGTAGGGGTGCTTTGCGCCCTTTGCAAGCGCCGTTACCTTTGCCGTTCCCGGCTTGCAGGCCACGCCGCTTGCCGCCGCCGCGTTGGTGTAATGGGTGTTGCCCGTAAAGCGCACCACGTCGCCCACAGCGAACGCAAGCGTCGCCGGGGTGGTAGTTGTGCCGCTGGGCTTTGTCGTGCTTCCTGCGCCGTTCTGTGCGCCGCCTGCGGTGTCGTAGGTGATATACGGCAACTTCCCGCGCTTCGTCCACTTGCGCCCGTTCATGCCGGAAATAGCGCCAATGTTCAGGCACGCCGTCACCTGCACGCAGTTCTTGAAAGCGGGCGAACATTCGATGACCTTTCCGCCGCCGATGTATACGCCGATATGACCGGGCAACCAGACAGCTTCACCCGGAACAATGCCGCTGAAATCAGCGGACACGCCGGAACACTTCGTAATCATGGTGTCTGCCCCAAGATCGGGAACGCCGTTGGAAGCATAGGCCGCGCCGCCGTATGGCTTCGCGGCGTTTCCGCTCCAACCCCAAAGAACGCCTTTGATAAGGCATACGCAGTCGAACCCGTAGACGGGCGGGTTCTTATCCGCCGCCGCCCGAATCATCGCCGTTCGCGCGGCCTGCTTGTTGTACCTGTGATTTGTGCAATAGCGGGACACGTTCGCGCCTGTCAGGGGCGCACCGAAACAGCCCATGACGTACAGCGTTTTATAGTTGTCCACAATGTTTTGCAATTTGTTGATAAATTCAGACGCTTTCATTTTGCCTGCTCCTTTCGCGTCTGCGGGGCTTGTGGTCCCCGCCGTGGTATTTGAACCGCCGGGCTTTGCGGCGCTTCCTGCGCCGTCGTAGGCGGTCAGGGCGTATGTTTCGATGATTTGAACCAGTTTGTCGGCATATTTCGGGTCGGTCGCATAGCCCGCCGCGGCGATTGCCCGGCACGCGGTTTTATAGTCCCGCTCCCCGATGACCGCTTTATAGCGGGTATTGCACGAAAGCAAGTCGGAATGATCGGCAACGCTTTCCGCCCAACTGCCATAGGCCCGGAAGAGGCCCGTCACGGTCGTAAAGGTCACGCCGTCGTAGCACTCTTGCGTTTTGCCGCTGTAAACGGCCCCGGTCCAGCTTGTCCCGGCCTTGATGCCGAACAGGGCGTTTCCCTTGACCGTCAAGCCGGATTTGCCCCAGCCGCTTTCAAGGATTGCTTGTGCTATCGTCAGGGACGCGAGGACCCCGCTTTTCTGCATATCCGCCGCGGCAAGTGCGCCCACCCGCTCGATGAATTTCTTTTGTTCCTGTGTCATGTGTATTCCTCCGTTACGGCTGAACGTTGTTCAGGTCAACGGGCATTCCCTCCGTTTCCTCCGGGTTCGCCTTTTTGATTTTCACAACGTTTTCCGCCTTTGCTTTCCACGAATAAAAGCCGATGACCGTTGCCGTTGGTGTTCCAACGTAGGCAAGGAAAACGCCAAGCTGTGAAGCGTCGAGGACGACGGCCCACACGCCCACGCCGAACCCGGCGAAATAGGTACAGAGGACCGCCCAAAGAACCAGCTTTGAACACTCTGTCTTCCGGCGGTTCTGCTTGCCCTCTTTTCGTCGGCGGGTCCGTCGTCCGCTCAACAGCAGGACGGCGGCGAACCCGCCAACCAGCCCGGCGGCAACGCTGAAAAGATAAATCATGCCGCGCCACCTTTCTCATAGAAAATCGTGCTTTACCAACCGTTCGTCATACACCCTCTTAATGTTTGCAACCGCGTGTGTGGCGCGGTTGTTTTCATATTCCGGGTGTGTGTCGCAGTATTTTTCGTAAAGGTCGATTTCGTGCAAAATCTCGATGAAGTCTTCCTGCGTGTGCGGAATGTCCCGCAACAGTTCGTTGTTGAATCGCAGGATTTTTGAACGGTGAAAATCAGCGTTCCGCGCGTCGTCCGTTTTGATATGGTCGTCAAGGATTTTACGGGTTTCGTCCAGCTTCCGCAGAACGTCGCCGTTGATTGCCCGCCCAATGGCACGCGCAAGCCACGTCCACGGGTTCAACTTCACGGGGGCGATTTGAACCAGCGTCAGAACCACAAAGGCAATTCCACCGCCGCTTGCTATCTCTCTGATTGTCATTCTGTTACCTCCCGCAAATGAAGTCCCCGTAAACGCTTTTCAGCGAATACGGGGCGATTGTGGGCGGCGCTTCCTGCGAGTGATAAACCGCACAGTCATACGCCCAAATCAAATAACGCGTTGTGTCCTCCGCCCAAATAGCAAGCGGCATAATGAAGAACCACAGCAGGCCGAACGCCGGGCAGATTTGGCCCAGCACGTTTCCCGGCTGATTGCTGTAATCCCAAACGCCCAGCCCTAACCACAGGTTCAGGACACACCCGGAAACAAACTCTACCGCAAGCACGATAACGGCCCCGATGACCGATTGCACGATGACCGGGGCGCGATAAAAGCGCGGGGCCTGATTGATAGTGCCAACCAGAACCCCGCACAGCCCGCCTACAACGAACATAGACGGGTGGGAGTACCCGCGGAAAAGCGTTTCAAATACGACGTAAGCCGCGCCCAGCGTGGCCCAAATCGTCAAGATACGTTTCACGCGTCGCCACCTGCTTTCTCAATCAGCGCCGCCATGCTTGCCGCAAGGTCGGCGGGCAGGTCCGCGCCGTACACGATAGCCGGGATTTCATCAAGCCCGGCCCGTTTAATCCACGCGTTCAGGTGGTTGCAGTAAGTGCGGTGATAGAAGACGTGGGCGGTCGCGGCCTGTGTAAGCGCGGTGAATTCCTCCGCGGTATACATACGGCAAAGTTCACCGTCGGCGTGGTACGGCACTTCCTCCGCACCCTCCTTGACCGTCTGGAACTGCGCCATAAGTTCGGTTTGGTCGTGTTCGGTCAGGCTGTAATGTGCGCCGCCCACGTCGATTCCGGCGTAGATAGCCGCGGAACACGCAAGGCCGATTTCTGCTTTCTTTGCCGTGCGGACCTGCTCAACGTCGTTCCAGTCCTGCGGCGGGGTCACGCCCAGCCGCTCCAACTTCATATCACGAATGCTGTCTTCTCTGTGCTGAATGCTCATTCAAAGTTACCTCCCGCAGACGTAATGAAGCAATCGCCCGTTGCCGTTCCGCGCTTTACCTTGATGCGGAAATTGTAGCCCCAAGCGCTCGCCGTTTTGGTGGTGTTGGAAAGGAAGAACTTACTTCCGCTTACGACGTTCTGCGTCACGTCCTCCCACGTCGGGGAAGCGTCGTTGCCGTTGTTGCAGACTTCCACGGTGAATTTTGCGCCTGCTGGAATTTGACGCACGACAGACATGATACCCTTTGTCACCATATCATCGGCAGTAAGCGGGGTAGCAAGCGTAAGTTCGATTTCCGTTTCATTTTTCGTGAACGTATACGTCCGGGTCGCGCTTCCGCCGTAGTTGTCCGCCGCAACGATTTTCAGCGTATGGGACCCGTTCAACAGCTTCACCCACTCTGCGGCGGTGATGTTGAACGAATAGGTCTGTCCGCTTGTCGCGGTGTAGGAACGCTTCTGCGTGCCGTCGATGTACTCCGTCACGGTCAAGGTCTGCCCGCTGTCTTCGTCCGTTACGCTGTAACTCTGCGCGAACGCGGCGGTCTTCGTTCCCAAGTTGGAATCTGTGCCGCTGATAACGGGCGCATGGTTGTTTACCACCGTCCGCGTCGCGCTTGTCTGATACGCCGATTCCGCGCCCGCGCTGTCATACGCCTTGACGCGGTACGCAATAGAGGTCCAGCCGAACGTGATTGCGTCGGTGTAACTGCGGTTGATGCCCTTGTATACCTGCGCCCATGCGCCGCCGTTGACCTGCCGTTCGAGGATATAGCCGGAAAGATTGCCGTCTTCGTCCGTGGAAGCCCCCCAACTGATAGACAGACTTTCGCCGCCGCGCACGCTGGACGGAACCGTGATGGAAGAGGGCTTCGAGGGGGCGCGGTTCCAAATGATCGTGTATGCTCCGTCGGAATCCGGGCTATCAGATACCAAGATTCCAGAGGACAAATTACAAAGCGGGCGAACGCCGAGGCGGCCGTTGAACGCGTAGTTCCAGCCCACCGCGCCAGAGGAATAGACGTAGCGGACGCCGTAAGAGTTGGACGCGTAAGCGTCGGCAAGCCACCACCACCACGGCGAATTTACGTTCAAACTGCTGTTCGTGTATTCGCTCTTGCTCACGGCTTCCGCCGTGGGGTAGGCAAGGCGGGAACTGTCGTTGCTGAACAAGGCCAGCTTGCTTCCTGCGGTCACGTCGCCGGACAAGCCGACTTCCGTACAGGTCGCAAGGAAGATTTTGTCGGCGCAACTCTCCGTACCGCCGCCGTCTACGGTCGCCTTGCCTACGGTGTGGGTCGTAGTCAGCAGAGCCGCAATGAAGTTCGCGGAGAAGCCCGCAAGAAAGCCCGCTTCCGCGTCGTATTCGTTGTAGTTGCTCCATACGTTCGCATTCGTCGGGGGCGCGTCCGCGCCGTGCTGGGCGCTGTACCACTTCCCGGCGGCGGCCTGACTGTTCAGCCATTGCCGCACGTTGGAAAGGGTCCAACGGTTATTGCCGTAACTGCGGCGGTTGCCGTCGCTGTTGCCGGATTCGATAGCGTCAAAGCATTTCAACGAAATAATGCGCTCCGTAATCAGGGTCACAGCGCCGGACGGGTAGCCCGTGTGTCCCTTGTCGGCGATTTTCCAAATGATCGGCTTACCGTTGTAAAGCGTGCCTGTATCTTTGACAAGCGCACCGACGGCAAGCGCATTCAAACTTTGGGCCATTGTTTTTCACTCTCCTTGAATAGATTTTGGAACAGACTGTCGGTTTTCTGTATCAGGTGATAGCAGTTTCCCTTTACGGCGTGGCTCCGCCAACTTCCGTATGACTGTTCAATGTCTGAAAGGCTGATTTTCTCCCGGTCCAGTAGACCGCGCTGTTTCTTCAATTTGCGTTGTGCGTTACATTTGCTTGACCGCCGGACTTTGCGAATGATTTTGCCCGATTCGGTCAAGTAGGTGTGGAATCCCAAGAAATCAATACCGTTCCGCAACGGGAAAATATTTGTTTTCTTGTTCATCCGCAGGCCCAGCCGGGCAACGTATTGTTCGATCTCGCCCCGGCAGTATTGCAAATACGCCTTGTCCTCATGTATCAAATAGAAATCGTCCATGTACCGCCCATAATAGCGAATACCCAGCTTTTCTTTTATGAAATGGTCCATGCCCGAAAGATACATGACGGCGAACTATTGTGAAGTCTGGTTGCCGATAGGAATTCCCGGATTTTCCGTGCTGTCAACGATAAGGTCAACTAACCACAGAATATCCGGGTCTTTGATGCACTTCCGCGTCATCTGCTTTAACGGTTCATGCTGGATTGAATAGAAATACTTCGATATGTCGCATTTCAAGACCCAGCCGTC